ATGACAAGAACACAAGCGGCAATCCATCCCACTACGTTCTCCCAATCTTGCTTACCAGACCTATCATCAGCCATAGGTATAGGAGGAATAGGAAAGTTACCAACAGGTACGCTTGTTTTTCTGCTAGGAGTCGCTCCCTTTCCTTTCGTAGCCATGATTCTGCATCTCGCTTCTTCCTTGCCTTCTCTTGCTCTCCAGCAATGATGTCTCTCATGCTGAAAACTTCACTATACAAAGCACCCATCTCAGGGGGCGATTGATAGACCATGCACTCTCGTATCTGAACTACCAACCTCTCCATCTCTTGTTGCGCCAAAACCCTGTTTAGGGCTTCTTCCATCAAGTTCACATCATCAGAGAAAACTACAGTCCTAGCCTTCTCCTCTGACTCCCTAATGTGCGCTTCTAACTGCTCCTGTAGCTTGAAAAACTCAGTCAGGTTCTTAACGATGTCAGCTTTGACTTGAGTTTCTTCAACAGCAACATAGTCTGACTTCTTAGCCTTTGATACAGACTTTGCAACTTCAGGCTTGGGACTACCGCCAAATAGTTTACGCAATGAACCCCAAAATCCTTTGACTTCTTTACCAATGGCGACAACTTCATTAGCAGTATTCCTGATTTCGACAAAAGACTCTTTAGCTTGCTTATAGAGTTCACAGCCAGCTTGGATGTTTTTGACCAAACCAGCCGCAAGTAGACAAATAGATATTGGATCAATTTTATTTCCTTATGGAACAGATAACTGAAGTTTATTACGCTGTGCTTCACGCAATAATGCGTTAATGTCACCAGTAACTCGTTGGAATGCCGCTTGGTCACCAGAGGCTTGTGCCGCATTTGATCGCTGAAGCAACTGACCTAATTCTTGGCTAAATATTCCTTGTCGTTCATCAACATTGGCATTTACATTGATGTTTGGAGATGGCATGGGCTGATTAGACAGTTCTGGAGGAATAATAAATTGATCTTCTTGTGTTGCTGGCAATTGATTTTCTTTTCCAAATGAAGACATTGGACTCGGGTTGGGCGAAATATCAGGCTGAGTAATAGTGAACTCAGGAGGAATAACCATATCTGTAGGTTGATTTGCTTGTTCTGGCAATTCATTGGATAGAACGCTACCAGTCACTAAAGGTCTGAAATCGTCAAGTGTTTTTGCGGACAACATAACTGATCGACCAGCACCAGTATCAAAAGCTGTTCTAGATATAGACTCTAAAATTCTACTTACAGGTGTAGCCATTACCGCCGCCCCAATCGGGCCACCAACAGCTTGTCCAGTCGCCATACGCAACATTTGAGTACCAGTTTCATCTAATCCCATGCCAGTTGAACTTCTAGTCAAAGATTGCGAAAGATAGCTGAATTTATTCAATAAGTTATCAAGGTTTTCATCTACAAATGGTTGCAAATTTTGCTTTCTTGATTGTAAAAATGTTGAGAACTTTATTGGGTCAAAGTTTCCAGCGGCATCAGTTGCTTCTTGTCTTGCGGTATTAAATGTATAAGCCGCTACATCTTGCTTAACATCTGCTGGCAATACTTTTGAAATTAGTGATGACGCACGTTTTGCCCCCTCTTGACCTGTAGATTCGCCAGAAACAATTTTTCCTGCAAGTTTTGCAATATCTGTTTTAAGTTCACCAGAATTTGGGTCACGAATCATAGAAACAGCCATGTCAGCATCACGCAACGGAACAACATTGTCACGCCAGTTATTTCTAGCTTTTGTCCATGCTTCTGCAATATTTGAGTTTTGTGCGGCTTGAGTTCCCCACGTATCAATGTCTTTATCCATTGCCTCAATAACATCACCAATCTTTACAGCAGATTGACTTCCTAGTTTGTTCTGTTGTTTGGCGGATTGCAAAGCATCAATCAATGCTTCTCTAGTCTTTCTAACTTCAGAAAACGTCAACTCAGGCATACCTTTGATTTCTGGAATTATTGGCATACCAGATTCATTAACTAATAAACCTGCTGGTTGTTTAATTTCTTCTTTAGCCAATTTTCCAGCCATTGCATTAAGTTTTGCCTCTAATGCTGGAGCCTCTAGCTTTTTAAATAAATCAGGATAGTCATTGATAATCTCAGTAACTTTTGTTCTTGTCTCAACTGGGTCAATTTTGGTTAGACCATTTTGCTTGGCAAGTACATCAACTTCACTAAATAACTTACCACCTTCTGTGGTTGCATTTTTATAATTGGATTGAATGGCTTTTGCTACGTTTTCTCCAGCCTTCCCACTATATTGAGCGCCACCAGTGATAGTTTTCTCAACTATGTTACTTGCTTTTTGCAGTTCATTAATATTTGCCTTTAATTTTTTAGCCGCACCACCACCCCTTGATTTGCTAACTGCTTCAGCCGCCCTAGTAACTTCATTTCCAGTAAAGTCACCAAGCAACTGTGGAGTTACACCCAATGAAGCAGAAGCCTTTTTTACGGACTCAATATTTGATTTAAAGTCAAAGTTAGTTATCTTCTCTAAAGGTCTTGAAGCAAGACCAAGAACAGCAGTAGCTCCAGCAGTGGTTAAACCTGCTGTTTTTGCTTGTTCTAATCTGTCTTGTCCAGCTTCAGTTGGTCTTGTAAAATATTCCCAAAGACCACCAAACATACCTTGCTTGAAGATTTGTGCAGTTTTACTACCAGCGCCCATCCACCCCATAGTTGACGCTGGAGCCGCAATCATCAGTTCTCCAACAATTTCTCCCGCAGAACCAAGAATTTTGTCGTCATAACTTAGCTTTGCAGGTTGTTTTGCAATAGCCGCATTAAGTTTGTCTAAGGTTTCTTGACGAGTCAAGCCAGCTTTTACTCCCAACTCTAAAACTGATTGCATCAATCCTTGAGCAAGATCATTAGCTTTATTAACCTTTCCTTTTTCAAAGTCGGTTAAATATTTTTCTTGTAACTCATTTGCGTTTGTTACATTCTGAAAAGAATCAAATAATCCCATGATATTTAGCCTTATTTAATTTGATTAATTGAACGTAAATATTTTTCAATTTCTGCTCTATTTTTCTTTGGATTTGATTTTTGAAAAAGTTGTATCTTTTCTTCATCCGTATAATTTATAGCTTTGCTTTGTGCAGATGATTTAGATGGTTGTGGAACAGCAGGTCTTGAAGCAGTAGCCGATTTAGGAGGCTGTGCTTTTGATGTAAGAGTTTCTTTTTCAACTTCCAATTCTTTTGCAAGGCTTGTTTCGGCTTTTTGTAAATCACGAATAGCTGATGCCATTCGTTCAGAACTTAAGAATGTAGATGGTGATGCAATTTGATCTTTTGCACGTTGAGCATCGTCTTTTGCCTGAACACCTTTTGCCGTATTTAAAACAGCATTTACCCTAGATGTCAAAGCTCTTTGTATTTCATCTTTGTCAACTTGATTTCCAAAAGATTTAGCGCCAAAAATAGGAGGAATAACTGCCCCTCCAAAATCCCAAAGATTAGTCCCTAAATCATATTTAACTTTACCACTTTCAATACTTTTTAGAAATCTATCTAATTCTGGTTTTCTATTTTGTATTTGTTCTAACTGCTTATCTATATCAGCAACATTCTGAATAACTGGTGTAGGCAAAGTTCCTGTAGTAACCTGCTCAACTTTAGGGCCTCCTGAGGGTGGAGCTATTGGAACTCCAGCATTATCTGGAGTTGGTGTCTCTGGACTAATAAACTGTTTAAATGTCAAAGGAAATGCCTTTGATGGGTCAGTAGCAGGATTTGTTACCATTTGTCCTGATGCTTGGTCAAAAAATGTTCTTGGCTTGGATAGCATTTGTGCCGACATATTGGCATCAGACAATTCTTCTCCAGAAACTTCTTGTTTGTTTCTAAGTTTTGTTTCAACGGTTCTAAGAGCTTGAATGTATCTTTCGTCTCCTGTTAATTTTGGAGGAAGACCTGCTTTCACCTCTTGAGCTTCTCGTAATGAAACCAATGCATCTGTTTCTCTGACTTTACGTTTTTCTTCACGCAATGCTTTAGCCCTATCAGCATAAGTAATAGCCAATGGCATATTCCCAATATTGGCTAATTGTTGAGCAACAGCTTCTAATGAAACAGGGTCAGCAAGATTCGCAGATTGAGCAAGTTGTTGTGTACGAGCAATTAACTGTAGTTGTGGGTCTTGACCACCCAAAGCACCGCCAATAGCACCACCTAACTGTTGACCAGCACGAAAAGTCCCATAGTTAGCACGAGCCATAGGGTTAAGATTTGCATACTGAATAGCTTGCGCCTGTTGTGCTTGCTGTTGAGCAAGTTGGTATTGTTCAGGAGTAGTAAATAAACCGAGAATTTCTGATGCCATGATTATTCCTTAGTAAAACAAAGCGCATTTCATTATGGAAACTGAATCCCAGACATATTTGATTGTGGTTCAACGCCTCCACTCCAACTTGCGGCTAATTGGTCATTTTGATATGGAGTCATGTACGAAGTACCTGTATATCCAGTTTGAGTTGGTTGACCATATCCACTAATCAAGTTTTCAAATCCAGTTTGCAATCTTGGACTATTAGCTAATCCAGCATACAAACCAGCGGTAGGACTAAATCCAGCACCACGTTGTTGTGTTTGAGCCGCCGCCAATCCACCTTGCAATAATGATTGACCAACATTAGCACCAGCAGTAGCCGCACGACCACCCAACTGAGCGCCAATATCCAAAGGCTGTTGTCCAAGAGACTCAATGGTCTGACCAGCACCCAAATAAGCACTGAATGGGCTTAATGCGCCTACCTGACCAGCTTGGTACTGACCCAACATCCCTGCACCAGTACCAAACAGTCCAGCGCCAAACGCAACATTCTGTTGACCAGCTTGCTGTGCTTGTGCCGCCAACTGAGCATCCTGTTGAGCCATAGCGTTGTAGTAGGCTTCCATCTCAGGTGTTGTAGCACCCAATCCAGCCGCACCACTTGGACGCATACCTGTAGCACCTACAGACAAACCGCCACGACCTTGTTGGAACAACTGGTTCTGCAACTGAGCCATCTGACGTTCACGACTAGGTGCAAGCAAATCCTGTTGTCTACTCATGTATTGAGCCGCAACCTGTTCAGGACTCTGTGCAAGATACTGCTGACCCAAGCCAAACAACCCTGTAGCCGCAGTCTGCAAAGGGGCATACTGTTGTTGAGCCATTTCAGCTTGGCTTAACGCACCACCAGTAAGACCCATCAATCTATCTTGATATGCCCTTAGTTCAGGACTGACGTTATAGCTAGCGCCTGACAAATAACCACTAGGGTCAAACTGAAAGTTGGAACTACCATAACGAGTAGTAATTCCAACAGGGCGAAATCTAGCCGCTTCAGCCGCTTGTCTAGCCGCATCACGTTGAGCCGCCGCAGAAGTGTTAGCCGCCGCCTCTGTAGCAGATGCTTGTTCTTGCGCCCCTAAATATCCTAATACTGCACTAATTGGCATATCAATCCCCTTTAATCAAAATCTCATCCACCTTAGACGGGTCTTTCTCGTCTGTGGCATGAATGCAAAACCAAACACAATCAGTAATCGCTTTAACCCCGTGAGTCACACCAGCCTCAATCTCAATGCAAGCAGGAGCAGAAACAATATCAATCTCAGTACCACGCAAAACAGCAACCTTGCCATGAGCCAAAATAGACAAATGACTGAAGTTGTGCGTATGCTTCATGATTGCCATCCCTGCCGTGAAGAATGACTCTTTGGCATACAACCCATCACTGAAATGATGAGTAATGCGAAATTGGGGGTCTTGCATCATCATGCTGTTCTTTGCCACATATAGACCACGATATATGGAGGCAAGTTAGCATTTGTGCCACTTGAACCAGTTGATGCAATAGTTGTTGAAACATTTGCAAATCCAGTACCAGTATTACTTGAGGCAAGATTTACTGACCCGCCACTAACTAATTGATTACTCGCAGTACCACCAGCGTTAACAGTGTGAGTGTGTCCAGAGTCAGTTGATGTGGCAGTGTGGCTGTGACTAACAACAATAGCATCTGCACTACCACCAGTTGCTCCTGCACTAAAACCACCACCATTACCAATCATTACCTTACCAGCCGCAAATGCAGTCCAAGTACCAAACCCTAGCAATGTTGCAGGATTGGTTGAGACAGTAGCTGTATAAATTGAACCAACAGGATATGCCGCCGCTAAAGTTAATGCCGCCGCCGCCTGAACAAATGCAGTAGTAGCTATTGCAGTTGTGTTATTTCCACTAGATTGTGTTACAGCAATCGTACCAGTAGGAAGCGTAGGAGTGCCAGTAAAGGTAGGGCTTGTTAAATCAGCCTTAGTCGCAATGGCTGTAGCAATGTTATTGAACTCAGTGTCAATCTCAGTGCCTTTGACAATCTTTAAAGCATTACCAGAAGATAAAGCATCTTTGGTTGCAAAGTTCGTTGATTTTGTGTAGTCTGACATGGTTACTCCTTTAACTTACCTTGCCATTTTTGGCTTGAATTTCAATCTTTTGAATAGACAAACCAATACCATTGATGTCTGTCTCATATCCTGTTTGAACAACCTTACCACTTCCTGATGCAGGAACAGTTAAAGTTTGTAGAGCAACGCCATCAGAATACTGTGCAACTACTGTGGCATTAGCACCATATTCAGCAATACCATAATAGGACTCTCCCTGCGTTGGAATCGTATCGTTGTCAGACAAATAATTTGTCTTAAAGTCAAAACCCCACTTAAAGGTAACAGTCTGGTTTGAGCCGCCAATAACCACAATAGACAACTTCTTCAAGATTGAAGTTTGGTTTTGATTGCCAAGGTCTGCATGGTTTGTGTAGTACAACATACGATACGCAGATTGGTAATCTTGGTAAGTGTTGTATAAACCAATATAACCATTCTTCCCAATGTACAAAGAACCATCACGCCTAGACAAAAAAGCCGTTGGAGTTATAGAGTCCCAAGTCGTTACTCTAGCCGCACCATCAGGCAAATAAGCCTTTGTATCAAAACAATATACAGCCGATATAGATGGTGTAGTCAATAAATAGAACGCTTCACGTTCAGAGTAAACAGACTTAATATTTGCCAATGTCTCACCAGCAATTACAGTTGTTAAATCATTACGAATATTCTTAGACAAGTCTCTCTCAGGCGCAGACTTCTCTTGAATTGTCCTCATCAAAGAACGAACACCAGAGTTAGATAAAAACAGCACATCGGTGCTAGTAGTCTGAATACTGTCTCGTGCAATACAACCAATACCCTCAACAGTGTCACTCAATGACATTGATGCTGGTGTAGTAGCATTTTGGTAAACAAGGATTTGACGCTTACCAAATATAAATAAAAATCCATTGTGTGCGGCAAGACCTGTAATCTGGTCAGCGCCATTCGCCCATACACGATCTACATTCAAAGAACCCGATGTACCTGTTGACCAAACATGACCAGCAATCAAGTCACTAAAGTAGACAGTAGAGTTGTTAGTTGTTGTATTTGCCGCCCACAATCTACCAAAAGCAGAGATTGCAATATTGGCATCAGGCACAGTACCTACATAACCTGTCTTCTCAGACACTCTACGATAGGTTGTGGTGCTAACAGCAGGGTCATAGATCAAAGGATTTTGACCAGACTGAAAGAAATAGGTTATGTTATTTAATGATGCACATTGCCAGTTGCTATCAGTAATTGTTGGGGCAGTACCACCCCCCCCGTAGGTAAGTTCAGTAACAGTATTAGTTGAACTTAACTTAAATATCTTGTTGTTGCCAGCAAACAATACAGTCAAAGTGCCATCAGATTGAACTAACTCATGGATAACTTTCACATCATTAGCACCTAGATTACCACTAGACGCATTAACCCTAGACCAACCTTTGCGTGAACCCATCCGACCATATTGGTCAATAATGCAATTTGTTGCAACCAAAGCAAATCCAGCCGCAAGATCAAGAGGCGAGTCTTGTGTATTCAACCCATAAAGCGCAGGGGCTGAGATACTGTAAGTCAGTATTGGTTGGCTCATACTGCCACAAACTCCTGATTCTCAGGATAACGAGTGCCTTCCAAAGCAATGTAGTCAGACAACATAGCTTTATACAACTGGTACGCTTCAGAAGAAGACAAACCACCATCTTCACCACGCTCAACCAATGCACGAGCATAAGCATTCTGAACAATTAAAACATCAGGAACAGCAACAATAGTCGAATCAGAAGACAATGTAGCTTGTGGCACTGTTAAGCTAAATGGGATGCTATACACACCATCAGGGCGAGGATAAATAGTTACCTTGGTGTCATAGTTAGTATCTACACCATCAAAAGCGTATTCGTATGGAATGCCGCTAACTGGAGTAGAAAAATTCTGCTTTCGGTTCATTGAAGCAAAATCAATATTCTTCATGCCAACATTGCTAGTGACATTGATAACGTCAATAACCTGAAACTTCTGACCAGCACCAGTTAAGGCATAAGAATATGTACCAGAAGTAGTAGACAGCGTAATAGTTGTGCCTAGAACATTCCAAGCATAAGCGTCTTCGATCTGACGTTTGGCATCATTTACAAACTTGCCAATTAAAGCAGAATAAGAGGTTTCGGAAACAGTAGAAACTGTTGTCTCACGCAACCTTACAAGTACATCGTTTACAAGTTCAAGGTAGGTCATGCTCTTGTCAACCCTTCTTCTTCAAATGTGGCTATAAAACTGAATGAGCTTCCAGATTGAGTAGTTATTTTAATTTTGTCGCCTTCTTCCAAAACAATGTAAGCATTGCCATCAAACTGCAAGTAGTTTTTTGATGTGAAATCGTATTGAGTCAATATATCAAGAGTGGTATTA